ATGGTTGTTGAGCTGGGCTTGGTAATGACGGAAGCCGTTGTTCCGCTGGTTGACCCTGTTATGGTGCGCCCAACGATTAAATCTGTGGAGGACCCCACCGTAGCTGTAATTGTTCCTATTGGATACTCGGATACGGAGGAGGATGTTGAGTACCTAGCTAAAGACTGAACAACTTGCTCAACCGTCCAAAGATTTAACCCTCTGTTCGCCCATTCCGCAAACAAAAGATTTAAAGAACGACGAGCCGTTTTCGCGTCATATCCCGTCCTAAACTCTAGGCCGCACCGCTCAAAAGCCTCTTCCGTAATTTCAGCCATGTCTAAGTTGAAATCAACCGAACCAGACGTTGCCATACTTAATTCCTATCCAAAAAGAGCCAGACGCACACCAATAGCAAGTTGACCTAATATTAAAATACCCACACCCCATAGAATTTTAGTAATCAAATCTAGAGATTTCTGGACATGATAAAGATCATTTGTTTTTATAATGTGTATCCTCTCCGAGAGAAGCTTTATGTCGCCTTGTATCTTGACAAGCTCTAGCTCATTCTTTCTGTCAAGATTATCAGACATATTACTTAGTACTGTTTCAAGCAGTGAAGAACGACCGAGTACGTGTCACCACTGCCGTGACCTACCGTAGTAAGCTGGATGTCTCCTGTATTGCCTCCAGCGGCCGCAACATTAGGAAGACCACTCATGTCGGAGTAATCTAGGGTATCCGAATAATCAGCGGGGAGCTCTACCGCAATAACATCAGTGGAAGCATCCCAAAGAAGTTTGACACCCATCCCAACATTAGAAAATTTAATCTTCTCAATGCGAACACCCGTACAAGCTGTTCCGTCTTGCAGGGAAGAAAGTGCGGATACGTCTACCTTAACAACAGCAGCCTCACCACTTCCATCGCTCGTATTCGTGCAGTAAATAATAGCCCTTTTAGGACCGTCTTCTACAGTAGTTTTTGTTACAGCATCAGCCATGCCAAACTCCTTGTGAAAGGGTGGGAGTTGTTAAACCCCCACCCAAAACAAATTAATTTATAGTTGCAATAGGAGTAGATAGGGCCGTTGCTATCCAAGTGGAGTTGGTTCCGTCATCGGCAACGCAAGTCATCGAGATACGGGCATTAGCTACCGTTGAGTTTGGCAGCGTCAATGTATCGCCTGCAACATCGCTAACGGCGTTAGCCGCTGTACCCGCCACCAGGGACAACATGCCTTGGAAATTAGATACCGCGCTACCCGGAAGTACGAATGTGGTTGTTACGCTTCCGCCGACAGCCACAGTAAGTTGGAACTCATAGGTTACACCTACGTTGCCTGTAGCCAACGCGGGAAGGTTAACAATATTTGCTGCCGCACCGTTAATCAAAAACAAAGTTCCTGATTCAGCCGCCGTCAAGGTCTGTGTTTTTGCTCCAGCGGCATTGAAATCGGTGTTAATAGAGCGTCTGGCAGTAAGTGTTGACGTGCCAGAAATTGCACCAGTTACGGAAAGAGTGCCACCAATAGACGTGTTGTTACTAAAGGTACTGTTGGTGGTTTCCGCACCCGTAACGGCGGCAATGCTAATGTCTTCAAAACCGTTTTCTGAACGGACGGCACCGCTAAAAGTCGTGTTACCCATTTGGGTTCCTCCTTACGAGAGATTGGCCCTAGAGTCTTCGTAAGCGTCTGCTGGGACAGTCGCTAGGGCTAGTGATTCCCAGAAAAATAAGTTAGGGGGAGAGAAAACCCTCCCCCTTAGTCTTATGCGCCTTTAGATCCGTACACGCAACGTGGATCAGAGTAACCGTAGCTGTAACGCTCACGGGCTTTGAACCGTACATTGCCTGTATCAAAGTCGCCTTCCATCTTCGTGGACATCGGCATACGTTCAAAGTGAACGAAACCGCGAGGTGCATCCGTCTTAATGAAGAACGCATCCGTGTCTGTCAGATAGTGGTTAACGGTATAACCCTGCGGGAGCATACCCATGTTCCGCATAGAGTTAATATCGTTGTCCGCCGTACCTGGACGAAGTGTAGACTCAAGAAGACGATCCGCGACAAATTGAAGTGCCGGTGGGATAATCAACTTCTGCCCACGAACCGAGACTTTAAGACCGCGCTCATCGACAAAAGCCGCAATGTCAATAAGAGCATTCTCAAGGCTGGTTTCGTTCAAGTCAGCATCAGTGCTGGGCTCATTACGAAGCGAACCGTTGTTCACCAAAGGGTGATCCGTCGCGCAAAGCTCTTTACCATCACCGCCAGTAAAAGTGCTGTCAAACGCATTGTTCAACGTAGCCGCACCCTTCACCTGTTTGGTGTTGGCCATACTCCGCGCCAAGGCTTTTGTATAGCGAGAAGCCAAGCGGTCATAGAGATTATCCTCGATGGCCTCTTCCGTGATCGAGAAGGCCAAAGCGATGGTCTCGTGCGTGTACCGAGCGGTATACGCTTCTTGAGCATCGTCAAAGGTGATCGCGGAACCTTCCTGTTTAACGGGCGCAGACCCGAAACCGGAAAGCATAACTTCTTCTTCAAAAGCGCGTTCCGAAGATTCAGTATCATAAATCTCCGAAGATTCATCGTCGTACCGAGCGTACTCAAGGCCGAAAAGAGCGTTAAGTCCGGGTTCCAGCTCTTTAGCTAGTTGGGCTCTACTAATAGCCATTTTTCAATCCTCCTACACGCCAGTGGTTGAAACAGAACCAGCAGAAATGGAACCCGTAGGTGCATTAAAGCTGTTGTTCAACCGGACAATTGCGCCAATTCCAGCGGCTGCAAAATCCTGATTCTCAGGATCTTCAGTCCAACCCATAACCCGTAACGTCAAGCTATTGGTTGTTGCCAGAGAACTAATAGCCAAACGTCCCAGTGAAACACCTGTAGCATCGGTGCCCGTAATGCCCGTGGAAGTACTAGCATTCAAAAACACACTTGCGCGTGCCGTTGCTTTGCTTGTCCACGTCGCATCAGTCGCAACTACATACAACTGATTAGGATCGTCATTGATAAAGGCCTTAACGGGGTGGTTACTATCCGCCCCAGAACCAGGCCAGTAGTTGCTCCAGACCGTTTTCCCAGTGGTGCTAGAGACATACTCACATCCTTGAAATACGCCCAGAGCACTAACAGTCCCACCAGCGGCATTAGATGTATGGTCGATATACCCAGAAGCGAGGGGTACTACAATCTGTCCGTGGTAGAGTTTGCCAGTGTTATCTGAAGCGATTTCATACGGAGTATATCCGGTAAGACCAGTGGAATTTGAACCTCCGCCCAATTTACTAATCGGACGTAGGCCAAAGCTTCCATTACTGTTAGCCATTTCCTATCTCCTAGTCCTCGTTTTGAGGACCTCCAAAAGTTACACGAGACTGCCTATCTGGTTTGTTAATAGGCATTGCTGGATGTTGTTCACGAGCTAGGTCGTTATCAACAGCCGCCATTTGGTTGAGTGTCATGTTGCGGAAGTACGCATCACGCTCCTCAACAATTTCAACCGGAACTCTTGCAAGCAGTAATCCACCTACACCTATGACACCAGCGTGCTTACCATCCTCGACAGTAGGAACCTCAAAGTCAGGATATTCATCACCACGTACCAGTTCCCAACCTTCGCGGGAGCGTGCTGCTACGTTTTTGCGGTCATCAAAACCCATTACTTCAGTTCTAATCCATCGATGCTTGTAACCCTCTGGAGGGGGTGGTGCGTCCAACATGGACGGTGGCTTCCAAGGTTCTCTGCGTGCTTGCCCTGCACGAGTTTGGTTGGCTCTAGGCGTTCTCGTAGACTTTTCGCGAGATGTGTTCTCTGTAGTCATGGCTAGTCCCTCACATATTTAGCATATTCTTCAAGCGGCACATTTAACTTTTTAGCAATGGCAACCTGAGACGGGGTTAGCCGCACAGTTTTCCGTCCACTCTTTTTGCGGGATGCGGAAGATTCAGCCGACGCAACTTTTCTTCCCCCGTTCGTTTTAGACTTGGAATCTAGTTTATGTGGAAACTCGGTCCTAAGTCTAGAATTTAATTCAGTGTAATACTCATCTGATGATGGGTCAAACCCCTCATCTTCAACTAAGCGGCGATGAATACCAAAAGCACCATACGTCATAACCTCGTCAGTCCCAAACCATTTATTATCCGAAGCCCAAGATTCGGCCTTCGGGTCTGGTGTTGCTTGGGGTTGGGGTGCGGGCTGTACTTGCGCTTGTGGCTGTACTTGTGGCTCAACTGCTTTGCGGGCCTGATTGCTCCGGGCAACGTTTGCCGTCGATTTCTGTACAGTCAGGTTTGCTAAAGTTTCTTGGGCTTCTACCAGTTTATCAACGTCACCTGTCTCGTGAGCGTCACGAAGAACACGTTTGGCAGACTCAAGTTCGCTCGTGATGCGGCCATCAAACTGTTTTAGATAACCCTCATCGAGGTCTTCCATCCGCTTCTTTAAGGCGGAATTTTCTTGCCTCACATTTTCCGCAAACTCTATAGCCGTCTGCTTCTGTCGTTCTTCTTCTCGAAATCGTTTGGTTAGCTGGCTGATCCGCCCTTGGACACCCGTGCTGTATTCTTCGAGTTCCTCGGTAGGATCGTCAGACTCCACAACATCTGATGCGGCAGCTAAACCCGCATTAGGTGGAGACTTCTCTTCTTGAGGGGATATATCCACCTCGGTGTGGTCTTCGTCGCTGTCACCAACGTCAATTTTGGATTCTTCAGGCATGGTCGTTCTCCATGGGTTCTTTCTATATGTGTTTAATGTCGTCAGGCTCAAGGATCGTCGCTATGACCTCATCATCGTTGATGACGCGGACTTCGCCGCCCTCAATCTTAAATCGGGCGCCGGCATAACGGCCAATACACACCCAATCACCTTCTTGACACCATCTGCGGTCTGTTTCGTCACCGAACTTTGCAGAGTCTTGGTAGGCCAAAGGGCCCACCCTTAAAACATAAGCAACAACCGTCGCCAATGCTTCCCTGTCACGAACTGAGTCGGGAATATGAACACCCCCTTCAGTCGTAGCTTTACCCAAGTAAGGCATAACCAAAAGACGCCATCCTGTGGGCTGCGGTAGTCTCTCCTTTAAATTCTTGCTGACAAGAGACGGGTCGAGCACTTTCTCATCTTTGGTAACGTAGGCAGACGCAAGAACTTTCTTCTCAGTATCTTTCTTGTCCGCTATTACGTGGTCTGGAACGTATAGGGTATTACTCATTCTTCCTCCGTGGTTTGCAGGAGATCCTTTATCTCCCGTTGACTAAATTCTAAGCCCTGAAGCTCTCCAACAAGGTGCTTGTATGATTCCATGTCTTTGGGGGAACCGTGCAGGATTGCGTCCTGGGTTAGCTCTATGCGACTTTCTATAGCCCGCAATAAATTGTAGGCGAAAGTCGTTGGGTCGGCCATATTCTAGAAAGACCCCTTAAAGTTTTTGCCACTAACGGCGCCGCCTTTGGAATACTTGACGGGGCCACGGTCACTGTAACTTACGCCACCACCCATGTAGCCAAGTTCGTCTTTAACCATGCCGCCCATGTTTAGCTCATTACCTGTTGACGAACCCTCGAATTCAACAGAACCCTCTCTATCACCATATACGGTGATTGGACCTCTTGTTACGACCTCTTCACTTGGTCC